AGCGATAAACAAATCCAGGGTCATCGTTAAGATGATCCGGAATGTTAAGCCGACGAGCGTGCATTCCATTCAGAGGTACCCTTGCTATCTTGGGTTTGGTGGTTGTAGTCTTCTTAGTTGTCATCTATCTTCTCCCAATTACTCAGCTACTTCATCGAAGTAAATCTGAGCGTATTGTTCTTTGTCTTTAACAAAACCAGCTGCGATCAGTCGATTGCATTCCTTCTTGGCATCTGCCGGGAGGTTTACATACTTCTGACCACTCTTTCGTGAAGTGTTATCTCCACCACGACTGGAGCCGAGTTCTACGTCGGCTGGGTCGCTAGTAACCTTCTTTCCGAATTTCTGCGGCAGTTCTGCTTTGACAAACTCTTCTACTTTCTGCATGAAAGCCCCGTCCTTAAGGGTGGGGTTCATCTCACGCAGCTGTTGAGCATATTGCTGGGCAACTGCGGTTGCTGTTGGATCTGTTCCGAACCAATCATTCTCTTGGTGCCATTCTTGGAACCACGGAGGCGGTGAGCCATCCTGTTGTGCAGGATTACTTTGAGGAGCCTGCTGTAGAGATTGTTTACGTTCTTTAAGGGTTTCCAACTGCTCTTCTGCTTTCTGGAAAGCTTGTCCGTCTCCTGCCGTAACTGCGGCTTGACGGGCTGCTTTAAGATCACTTTCGAGCTTTTCAATGCGCTTAGTTTCTGATGCGCGTTCACGTTCCCGCTGTGCGAGCATATCCTGGTTGAGCTGTTCCTGATGAGAGAGTGCTCGTTCAAGCTTCTCTACTCGGGGCTTCAAGAAGCCAACATACTTCTCTCCGCGCTCAACAAAAGTCTTTGCATCAACAGCCTTGTCCGGATCTCCGTTAAACTCTTCTGGTGGTACCCAGCCTTGTTCACGTGCCTCGGACTCGTAATTCCTTTCTTCGCTCATTACGCTTCCTTCTTATGAAGTGCCCCTACTTCTCTGGGCTTTAACTCTCGCATCACATCAACGTCCTCTTCCAGGACGGCGGTGATATCAACATCATTCATGACACGGTACTCTTTACCATCCTTACCAGGGACAGTCAGTCCGTGGTATTTAGCAAAAAGAACACGTTCGCCAACTTTGGCAAAGGGCCTTTCGAAGTCAGTCCAACAATCAAGACCGTGGGCAATAACACGTCCACCTACGCTGGCCTGCCCGACCTGATCTACAGTACTGTCAAGATACTGGAAACCCCAATCGGTTTCCTTATCTACATTCTCTGGGAGAATGAGAACCCTATTACCTACGGGATAAATCCCACTTTCGTTAATCGTCGTCATCTTCTTCTTTAACATCCTCTACTATTTCTACACCATTTCCCTCAAAGAGAAATGTTTGAGCAGTACGGTCGCCTTCGAGCACCTCTATGAGGTCTTTCAGCTTCTGCTCCTCACCCATATACATAGCACGTGCAACGTGCGTCTTAATGGGATCATCGTGGAAAAAGCAGTCTGCTCTGGCTTGGTATGCTCTATCTAATTCATCATTGAGTGCTTGTACAATGATGGCTACTGTTGGCTCTTCTAAGAATCCGTTAAGATCACTCCGAAGAACCTTCGTCTTTTTTACCTGATTCATTCTTTTTTGCTTTAGCCTCTTCTACTTTAAGTTCTGCTATTTGGACATCAAGCTCTTTAAGGTACTCATCGTACCGGCGCATCTGCTCATCGTGTGTGCGTTCTTGGACCTCCATAACCACCCGGAGTTTCTCAAGTCCAGCCTCACGTTCTATCGCACCGGCTTCCATCAACGTCTTAATGGTTTGGGCTTTTGTAAGCCCGGCCTGTTGCTGTGCATTGAAGCCATCAAGCTGACTACGCATTTGGTCCGCTTGGACCTTACGTTGCAGCTCAGCCTTCTCTAGCTCAAGCTCAGGATTAGGTGGCGGCTGTATAACAGGATTACCTTCCTCATCTGTCGGGTAAACCTCATCCACGTCTGGAATATCCATCGCCGTAAGCAAGCGCTTCTCTACTGCTGGGGCATTATACCCCGGAGTCTGCATGGCTCTTTGCATTAGGAACTGGGCTTGCGATATTTTCTCTACATTGGAGAAGGCGTTAGGATCAGCCGCCGGGAGAATATCCTTTGGATCAGCAGTGAAGTCAGATGATATAAGCTTAAAGCCCATATCCATCGTCTCCGTGTAATCCATAGGTTGGAAATTCTCCCCGTTAAGAACATAGATCTTACGTAGTTCCCCTCGGAAGCTACGATAGATCCGTTTAAACACACCATTGAACACTTGCATTCCCTGCTCCAACATGGCTTTCATGTTATATGCAGGGGTGTTCTGTCCGGGATTGTCTCCAGACATGATATCTGATACAGAGCTTACGCGCTCTGAATAGGAAATCAGCAGACCAAGTAGCTGGAATAGAGTCTGGGATGGTTGATTAGCAGGTAGTGGAACGATTGAATCACGAATCGTACTGCCAGGAGAAGAGACTGGTTTCCACTCACCGGGCTCGAATCGCATAGTACCACCACTGATACGTGCGCCTCTTCCGATAAAACCTGAATTGCTGTTCTGCAGCGATCCGCTGTCGATCAGCTGATTGATTAGAGTGTTAACTGATTCGTTCAGTGGCCCTAGCAACTGACCGAACCCTAGATCGTAGTAACCTCCATCCGGGGCAGGAAGGAATGAGTACTTCGTGTAGTATTCCTTCGGTATGATCTTTATGATCGAGGGCTGTTCTTGAGCTTGCTGCTCCAGCTCTGCGATCCTCTGTGCGTTGGCCTGCGCTCGCTGCTCAATGACTTTAGCCTGTTGTGCTACTGCCATTTGCTGCTGCGGATCCATCTGAGCAACTTCCTGAGGAGAGGGCAAATTCTCCGTCATGACGAAGTTTTGAGTTTTCAGTTCTTCTACCTGAATACTCTCTTCACTGATCACCTCCTTAAAACGTGCCTTAATTCTTAGGGGAATCGAGGACTCTCGATCTACTGTCACGATATAAGGTTCGGCGTATCCATCGCCGTCAAAGTCCCAGAAGCAATGGCACTCTAGGATCTCTCGGGGAGTCTCATCATCATCATAAGGGAGTTCAATCCCCTGACGAGTATCCTCTCCGAGTTCATCCTGAGTCTCGGCGAGTAACTTCCCCTGTCCGAACTGAGTGAGTTCGGTATCAAGATAGGTCTTTCGTAACTGTCGCTCTCGTATCTCACGAGCGTAGAGTTCGAAGCGTTCTGTTATACGGGACCTCTTAAGATCTTTAGCCCAATAGTGTATGACTAGATCATGAGGCATAACTAGGGTTGATCGAATCCTGCTTTCGCTGGGATCGTAGAAGGTCTTTTTGAACATGCAGCCTAGGATAGGCAGGGCGATGAACAGCTTATCTTGTTCCTCTTCCCACTCTTCCATCTGCTCCAATAGTTGGTAGGAGAGATACCGGCTTATGCGCTGGGCGCGAGCCGCCTTCTTGCCTTTAGGATCAACTCCCATAACCCTAAACTTAACTAGGTCAGGAGCTTTGACTAGGGCAGGATAGACACGAGCTGAGAACTGCAGGGATGCTACAGTCAGGAGTGGGAACTTGACATTAGAGGCATTAGCCCACGGATATGTCTTATCCTCCATAACCTGCTGGGCAAGCTTGAGCGAGCCCTTCATGCTCTTCTCCCAAGGTGCTCGGGAGGCTTTATCTATATCATACCACTCACAGACCTTCTGGCCGACCTTACGTAATTGTTCGTCGTCGAGAAGCTCTGCGATGTTATCCGTACTTACAATCTGTTGATACGGCAGTTGTATTTTATCGTAATCCAATGTTAATAGCCTGTCGTAGTTGATCTACCGTGGTGATGGTATCGTTCCCACTCACGTTCGTAGTCTTCGTCCTCCAACTCTTTAGCAGTTGGTGGAGCGATCATTTCTTCGAGTGTGATACCAAGCCATGCAAATGCGTCCACTTGGTCAACACGGGGGTGTTTCGGATAGTTAGTCAACTCTTCTTCGAAGGGTGCGTACCAATCCTGAGTCTTATCGAACCGCACTTTGCCTGCGCGCATACGGAACTTGATGGACTGTGCTCTCTGATCTTTATCTTTAGAGGGTCGCGCTGTAGATATGGGAAGATATTCTTGTCTCTCATCCATCGTTTTATAGAGAAACGGTCCAATGGCTTTAGCAATGTTCTCTTCCTCGATCCTGATCAGCTCCGGCTGCCACCGGGAGTTAACCGAAAAGATCTCTTCTATGATCTGGATAGAATCCCAATGACCGCTACGCACATCAACAACATTAAGATAGCCGTCGGAATCATAGCCACCAACAACGATGGCGGATTTAGCAGCCCTTTTCTTTTGTGAGATAGCCAAGTCAATACCGACGTAATAACTCTTACGAGTCTCATGATGCTTCTCCTCCATAGGAAGAAAGTCTTCCCTCTTAAAGAACGAGGTTGACGGATCAATTGGGTAATTAAGGTACTCTTGGCCATATATATCTAGCTTTCCGAGTTCGGCATAGCTACGTCGAATGCTTTGAAGAGTTGCTTGATTGTATTGTTGAGGCCATAATACGAGGCTAAAATCCTCGTTATGTGCTTTGTACTTAATGGAGAACCATTTACGATTTCGATCTTTGGAATAGATTCTAAGTCCATCTGTATATGTGTCTATGTGTTGATGCGGGGGCATCATGCCCTCAAGCAAGGAGTCCAAATGCATGATAGTACCTAC